CGGTGCACCGTTGCTGCCCGGTTAACGCAGATCAGCAGGCGGTGCCCGCGGTCGCCGCCCAGTGCCCGACGCAAGTCAGGTGCGATCTCGCCGCAGCCGAACACCAGGCAGGATGTTCCGGCCAGGGGAAGCGTCACGCCATGATCTCCCGCAGGGGTGCGCCCATTCGTAACTCGTCAATGCCATATTGATGGCAGGCGAGATGATGCAGGTAGTTCTCAACCAGTACGTGGACGGGATGCCATCCGTCCAGCATGTGCCGTATCGCCAGGGGCAGCCCTGAGAGGGTCGTCCGCATCGCGGCCCCGGCCATGGCGTACAGCGCCGGGCCGAGGCATAAGACCGGGCAGCCCATTACCAGGGCCTCGTTGCCCGCATTGGAGTTGATGGTCAGGCAGAACCTCGCTCCGGCGACCGCATCGACCAGCGACCCGCCGATCAACATCTGCGCGTGTCGTGGCTGGCCGCGGCGCCTCGTGCCACAGTTCCATGGCGAGACCGGATGTGGGCGAACGCGCAGCGGGATACTGCCGGGCATGGCATCTTCGACGGCGTCAACCATCGGCCCGGGGTGGTGGATCTCGCTGTCGCGCAGTTGCGAATCGGTGGGGACCTGCAGAAGGAGCAGGACGTATCCCTTGTCCCTAGCGGCCATTGGCGTGGGCGGTCCGCCCCAGACCGCTTCGAATCGACTGCGTCCGGCCTGCGGGGCAGGCTCTCTCAGCGTACCGGCCCAGGACGCCGTGTGGTTGAAGCCCACCGAATCGATCTGCGCCTGCCGCATCCGATCGAAGAAGCCCCACTCCATGATGAACGCCGGTTTGCCCGCGGCGCGGAATGCCCGAATCGCCTCCCCGCGGTTGCTGTGGATACCGTTCCAGATAAACGCGCAGTCGAAGTCCTCGTCGGCCCGGCCCGGCCCCATCGCCGGCCGATCGACCTTCACGCGGTGACCGAGGGCTCGAAGCCCGTCGTGGACTGCGCGCTGACACGTGCAGCGGCGCCATTCGGCGTTGGTGATGAGGAATGAGACGTTCATGGGCGCAGGGCCTCTGACCACGCCTGCTGCGGCACCGCCTGGAGGGCCGTTTGGGGTGAGAGGTTCACCATCTTTCCGCCGGCCGACGTCACGGCCCGGACGGCCCGGCGAAACTGCTTCTCGATGGCCGGTGGGACCGGGCGGTCGTAGTGGCCGGCGTTGCCTTGCGGCAGCGACGCCCACGGTTCGATCATTCGCCCGTGAGCCGGCGGGTGGTAGTCCACGCCGATCAGGTAAATCTTTCGAGCCCCGCACAGCCACGCCCAGTTCGCCGCCATGAGCACCACTGATGAGTTGCGCATGACCGCCATCTCACGGTTGTGGTCGTAGGCCGGCTTGTGCCGCCAGAGGGGAATCTGGCGGACATACTCGTTGCACCACGGGCCGCGGTCGCCGGCGGCGCCCACCTTCCAGCAGGTTGCCGGCTTCCAGTGCCGCTCGTGATACTCCCAGCCCCGGATGGGGTCCGCCCACATGCTTCGGTAGTGGTCCCGCATGCACACGGCCGTCCACGGCACGTGCTGCACTGAAGCCATCACCAGGCAGCGGTTCGTGCCGATGTAAGCCACGCCCGGAACCGTCCAGAAACCGGGCGCGACCTCATCGACACTGCCGCCGTTCCCCACGACGATCGCCGCCGTGCTGATCGCCGGGCGGCTACGACGCGTTGTACACCCCCTTGACGATCCTGCACTCACGGTGATCGCTCAGGTCTTCGTCCCAGTTGGCTGCGGTGGCCAGTTCGGCGTCGGTCGGGTTGGTCCCGTTGCCGGTGACCCACTTCATGCCCTGGATGGCGAACTCGACGTCGTAGTCCTGCCGCAGTGTCCAATAGGTGACCTTCTTGTCGGTCTCGACCTTCTCGATCGGCGCGTCCTCACTGACGATGGTGGCCTGCAAGGCACCCTCGCCAAGGCCCAGGACGTAGTACTGGGTGTAGTAGCTGGAGGTCAGCTCGTTGTAGAGCTGCGACGCGTCGATGACCATGATGTTGCGTCCCATCGCCATGGGCGCATCCTTGATGACCATCGCGCCGGCCACGCTGTCCACGACGTAGTTGGACAGGCCGTCGGCGATCAGGTCGGCCAGAACGGCACTGTGGAAGACCAGCGTCGTGATGCTCTCCCGAGCGTCGCCCATCTTGTTCAGGAGCGTGTTGAGCCTGGCGAAGGTGAACTTGGCCTTGGCTCCGCTGGCCTGCCCTGGGGTCGCATCGATAACGTGATAGTTGGCCGACGGCATGTCCATCGAATCGATGGCCGCGACGGCCGCACCAAGCAGGTTGTTGCGGATCGCCTCCAGCTTGTAGTCTGCGACGAACGCGGCCACGGCCTCGGACCACTGGGCTGCCGTCGCGGCCCCGCGAGTGACCTCGTCACGGGTCCACTTGCCGTAGGCTCGCCTGGCCTGGTGCACGGTGGCCCCCTTGGCCTGGGCGAACGTCGCGGGGGTATCGGCGGTGGCCGGATCCGCCTCGTCAACATGCGCGTCCAGACCGGACGGGCGCGCGAACCGGATCGGCTTGCGGTAGTCGCCGCCGATCGCGTTCAGGTATGCCGGGGAGTAGTCGAGCGTGATGGCCCCGCCGGAGGCGGCGTTGAACACATCGACCTTCTCCATGAACTGGCGAACGCCCTCAAACTGGACGACTTCGGGGATGACCATGTTGGTGCTTCGTGACATCGGTATGTCTCCTTACGGTGCTTGGTTGACTGGTTCGCTGGGTGATCGGTTGACACAGGGCGCCTTGAGACGTTCCCGTGTACAGGGCGCCGCCGGGCGCGTATGGGCTGGCCGGTTGACCGGTCAACGCGTTCACCGGTCGGCCGCACGAACTGATGATTACGGTCTAGGCCTTCTCTTCTGACGGGCGAGCTTTATGAACGCCGCGCCGCCATGCTTTGCGATGAATGCCGCCTTGGCGTCCGGATCGGCCAGAAGTTCGGCCAACGTTGGGCCCGATGGCGAGCCCTTGTACGCCCCGCTTCCGGTGTCGCCGGAAGCCGGGAGGAAGTGCTTGCCCGTGTCGGTGGCCAGGAACTCGGCCACCAGGGCATCGATGCCGATGGTCTGGTCCGACCCTTGGCTTGTGTCGATAACCGGGTCTCCCAGGCGATCGACGACCTGCACGACGGCGCGGCCGTCCACGAACTTGGCCGTAGCGCAGTGTGGGTGGAGGTTCTGGATCAGGTGCACTGCCGCCGTTACGTCGGTAACGCCCCGCCTGGCCAGTTCCGCCTGGATGGGTGCCGTCACGGCAACCCTCTCGAACGCGGCCATCGCGCTGTCACGGTCAGCCGTTACGGCGACCAGATCGGCATCGAACTGCGCCTGCCGGGCTGCCAGAAGTTCGTCGTACCGCTGGGCCACGCGAGCCTGGTCTTCCTCCATTGCGGCCCGTTGGGCCTGCAACTGCTGAAAGAGTTCCCACTCCTCGTCCGACAAGGACCGCCTCTCGAGTTCGGCTATTCGGCTCTCGGCCTTCTGCGCTCTCTGGCGGTACTTTTTCGATTCCGCCACGAGCTTGTTCCGCTCTGCCGCAAATGGGTCCTCTGTCTGGTCACGGGCCTCGGGTTCGGGCGGGTCCTTCTGAACGGTTGACTCCTCGGACACTGAGAAACTCCCTTGCGCGTGCTGCGCACGACTGCTGATCCCCGATCGCTCTGTCTATCGGTCCTGTCGCTTCTTGAGTTCGGCGCGGAGTTGATCGGCCCGGCCGGCCGCGTCGCGGGCCCGCATGAACCGGCCGTCTGCGAGGCTGGCCACTTCGCGGAGCTTCCTGACGTTGTCCCTGATGGCCTGGATATGTCCGCCCATGGCCTCGCGGGCCTGCTCGTAGCGGCGTGTGGCTGCGTCTCGGGCTCGAGCAAGACCCCCGACGTCGCGGCTTCGGAGTTCGACCCGGGCCAACTCGACCACCAGGGCGATGTCGCCGGCCAAGTCCGCTTCGCTCTTGCCGAGCGTGCGCAGTAACTCATCCTGCAGTGTCCTGGCATCGTCGGGTCGGGGGTTACCGTGCCTCTGCACGATCCGCCAGTAGCGTCGCAACGCCTGCACGCGAGCCGTGCGGTCCGCGGCTCGCTGCCTGCTTGCCAGCACGGTCACCTGTTCGCCCAGCGCGTCGATCGTCATTCTGTCCTGCCTTTACGTGCCGCCGCGACGGTAGCCCAGTCGCTGGGCACGTGCGCACAGCCTGAGGTAGGGCGCGCCGCTCGGCGTATCTGAGTGTTCCGCGATGAACCGGCTCTTCTTCTGGGGGTCCCGGTCGAACATTTCGACCAGCCGAAGCACCTGCTCGTCGCTCAGGGCGTCGATCTCGCAGGTCGTCAGGGCGTCCGCAGTGGAGTTGTCGGCCTTGCGCTGCCTGACCGATTCGGTCGATCGGCGCAGCAGCGGATCGGACCTGGCCTTCCTGGCAAGCCACTCGGTGGGGTTGGGTTCGATGCGGAACGTCCCATCCTTGTCCGGGGCGGCCTTGAAGTGGTCCTTGTAGATGCCGAGGACGAGTTGGGGGTCGATCTCCAGTGTGTCGGCGGCAGCGCGCAGGGCCTGGTCCAGGATGGCGTCAGCCGCCTGGCGGCGCAGTGTGCGGTTCTCGTCTTGAGCTTCGACCAGCCGGCGGTCACGGGCGTCTGCCTCGTCGCGCATCGCCGAGAGTCTCTCGATTTGCCCGCGAAGGACGGCGTTTTCCTCCTCAAGCGCCTTGAGGCGTTCGGCGTCGATCGGGTCGGCGTCGCCGTGCCCGTCGTCGGGCGTGTCCTGTTTCGTCTCGTCTGTCTTCTCAGTCATGGTCTGTCTCTCGAGGTGGGCCGACCGTCATCTCGGCAACCTGCTGCATTGCAGCGGCGTACGCTTCGTCATCCTCGCCGGCCAGCGCCTTGATCAGTTGCCGCAGGAGTATCCGCAGCGGCTCGGGCACCTGGCGATGCGTGTCGGTCTTCACCAGAGCGCCAATGTTGGCGATAATCTCGGCCGTCCCGGCCAGGACGTACTTCCTGTTGTACTCGACGGTGTAGGCCAACTCGTCTCTTGTCACAGGCCTGCCCAGGGCTCGTGAGACGGCTATGCGGACGACTTCTCCTTCAACCGCCTCAGCCTGAGCGGCGGTCATCTGCATCTCGTTGTCGAGGTCGGTCCGCTCCACCGCGACCTGAACCCCCGAGGTTGCGCGCGCCTTGAGTTGTCCGCTGTGGCCCGCCAGCTTGCCGATTCGCAAGATGGCCTCGATGAGCATGTTCGCAAACTCGCGCTTCTCGCGGATGTGATCGACCGACCCGGCCACGTCCGACAGGGTTGCGCCGTCAGGCAGCGCCCAACACCCCATCGGTGTGATCTCCGTGGGCACCCGGTCCGGTTCAACTCCCGTGGCCACGAGGAACCCGATGTTCCTGTAGATGTCCAGTTGGATCTGTGAGATGAGGTTCAGAAGATACCGAGCGATCGGCGCGATGCGTGTCAGTAGGCTCAAAGGGACCTTCGGGTAGTCGCTCTTGGCTGACTCCTTGAAATAGAACGGCACTACCGGGCATATGCCAAGGCTGTGCGAACCGGTAGCCACGGTGGTCGGCTGTTCGGACTGGCCCGGGACCTCGTACAGCCGCCATTCATCAGGCGTGATCGTCAGGTACTGCGTCAGGCCTGTCGCGCCGGACCATTCATCGTTAGCCGGGGCTTCACCCAGGCAGTATCGCGCCCAGAGATACTTGCCGGCGTGGTCCACCGCCCAGTCCACCCGTTCGAGGGGACCGAAGGCGTGGAGGTAGGGCCTCAGGCCCAGGCGGGCCTCCTGGGCCTGATTGGCCGGCTCGGCGGGGGCCTGTGCCTTGTCCACGACGATATCCACGCCGTTGATGTAGTACTGCACCAGCGCCCGGCGCATGAACGCATCCATCCTCGTGCCGCCCCCGTCAACGTCAGCCAGGAGACTCCGTATCAGGTCCCGGTGGGGCGATCGGTCGTAGATGCGCTTGGGCGGCGTGCGAAAGATGTTGTCCACGCGCAGCGCGATCATGTCCTGGCAGTGGTCAAGGGCAAGCGACCATGTCTTGCGTTTGGCGTACTGGGTGGCCGGTTCGCTGGCCGTGCCGCCGAACTCGTCGAGATATGCCCCGTCGGCCAGCGTCGACAAGTGCATCTCGGCGAAGTCACGATTGAGCCGCCACGATTCGCACAGCTCGTCATACGTGCCGCAGGTCGCGCTCGGATCGAAATCGGTTACCGTCTTCCGGGTCTGTGCCATAGGATCTTTCCAGTATCCAACCCCCGATATCCAATCTCCAATTGCACGGCAGCGACGAGAAGCCTGCGCTGCTTTCAACAGGCAATTGACGATTGGTGGTGGGGACGCGTCGCTACCTTGTTCCCAACTGGACTCGTCCGATGCCTTCGGAGGCTTGTCTGTTCACGACGAAGTATCGCAGTGCGTCGGGGATGTGTTCGTGTTCCTGTGGGTCTTTCGGCTCGTCAAGCCAGATACCGTTCACCTTGCGATTTCGGTAACTCTGCATGGCCCGGACGAACGCCCGATTACCTGCCGATGGCACGTAGAACAACCGGGCGCCACCGGCGGCCGATCGGAGCATGGCTCGGACCATCTGTACGCCATTGCGCACTTCCCGCAGCTTCGGGCTCAGCGTGTACCGGCACCGGATACCGTGTTCGGCGAACAACTGGACGTTCGACTTGCCGGTCTGGTCGTTCTTGTTCCGGCCGGCGGGGTCGCAGTACGTTGCAGCGATCCGCTGCAGCCGGTGGGCGTTGATGTATCCGGCGTGCTGGACCAGCGTCCCCGACTCGGCCCGGTACGTGTCCAGTACATACGCCCGTCCCTCTTTTTCTTCGCCGATCCACAGGCAGACGAAGATGTTGTATCCCCAGTCGATGGCCCGATGGATCGTCAGGTCCGCCGGGGGGCTCTCGCACTTGTGCGTCAGTGCGTCAAACTCGGGGTAAACCAGACCGTCCACACTGGGCCGCTTACAAAGATACTCGGCGTCCCAGGTTGACTTTGAGACCTTGCGAGCGGCTTTGATGGCGTCGTCGATCCGGTAGAGTCCTGTCCCCTCGGCGGCGATTCCGACCCGCCGGTCGGGGTCGGCGTGAAACTCCCGGGCGGCAGCCACACAAGATTGCTCCAGGGGGCATTGTTCGCAGCCAGGGCCATTGTCGTGCCTTTCGCATCGCTCAATGGACTCCCAGAGGTTCCACCGGTGCAGCGCGACGCCGTTGTCTGGGCAGGCGTCGATGAGCCGCCCCATCGGGCCGTCCACGCGGTGCCATGTGGACAAGTAGACCGTCCGCCCGGGCATCGCGGGGCGTGAGTCGATCATGCCGACGGCGGCCTCGTCGATCTCAGGGTCGATCTCGTCCAGTTCGTCTTCGTAGAGCCTCTGGACCTTGCCGCCGCGGACCTTCTTTTGGGACGCCGCCAGGATTTCGAACTGCCCGCCGCCCACGCGGGTCAACAGCTTTTTCACATCCCCTGAGACGCGCCACGCCAGCGGCCCTTCGCACCACGTCCGCCAGTAGCCATAGAGGTTCTTCGACTGGTCTTCAGAACCTGACAGCACCCGGGCCTGGAGTCCGTCATTGACCGTGAAATCGAGCGCCGCGAGTATCGATGCGCCCAGCGTCTTGATGCCCGAACGGTTCGCCCAGGCAGCCACGTCCTTGCCCGGATGAAAGAAGGCATCGGCAACAAAGTCCAGCGGGGTCGAATGGGCGGGTGTGAACGCCTTGTGTGGTAGGGTTACGCCGAAGTGCTGGCGTATCCAGCCCCACAGGGCGGGCCTGCTCTTGTCGGCCTGAATCAAGCGGAGCGCCGCCGCCTCGAATTGCGGCGTACCTACGTCCGTCACGTGCCGATCCGCTTGATGACCTCGAACGCCCCCTCGCCCATGCTCACGTCGTTGCCGTCGCCGTCCGTACCGATCAACTCGAAATCCCACTTGCCGAGCATGGCGTCGGCAGCCAGGTCATAGGCATACTTCCAGTAGCCCGTGCTGCCGTCCGTCACCAGATCGTCCTCAGTTGCCGAACCTGACAGGGCAACCAGCGTGTTCGTCGGATCGGCGATGCGGACCTTCTTGGACACCGACGGGTCCGCCGCGGCGTTGTGCTTGTCGGTGAAGTAACCCGTGAGAACAACGGTCTCGCCTTGCTTGTATTGTCTCATCGCGTGCCCTCGTCAACGTCCAAGTCGCGTCGCGTATCGCAAGCAACGTGCAGAACATGCCGGGTATCGCATTTGACGCCCATGTGCCGCCGGGTGTTCGCCGCCACGTAGGTCGCGCCGCTGCCGACAAGGGCGCTCAGCCAGTGGCAGACCAGTCCGAGAATCGGCCCTCTTGCGAATCCGGCGGCCATCATGTCACCGCCGTAATCGGGTCAGCCTCTTCGTCCGTCGTGACCGTTTTCGTCGTGAACGTCGTGCTGCCATCAGTCTTTTTGATCGTCCACGTCGTGCCGGACAGGGACGATTCCAGGCAAGCCAGGACGACGGTGCAGAGCGAATGCGCGTCGGCCGAATCCTCGACGTTACTCACGCCTCGCGTGAGGACGGCGTCGGCAATTTCGTTGCCCGCGTCCGCCGCCAGGGCCGCCGCGTCAATCGCGCCCGCGCCGAACTTCGCCGCCGTGATGCCGCCGTCTGCGATCAGGATCGTGTCGCTCGTCGGGTCGAATGTCGAGAAGCCCGTCGCTGTGATCCAGGCCGCATCGCCCCGGTCGCGGATGGCTTCGAGCGTATCCGTCCCGCTGGCCCACGTTGCGCCCTTGATCTCGGTGAAGGCCGCGTCCATTTCGGCTTTCGTAGGCGCGTCATAGTCCGTCAGGGCCGTATC